CAGAAGATGAAGAGTTCATCAGAGTCTGGAAAGAACTAGGCAGCCCAACGAAGATTTCAGACCGTATCGGTCTTACTCTTCGCAATGTGTACGAGCGAAGAAGGGCAATCGAGAAGAAATACAACATCCTTCTACCCACAAAGGACGCTCGTTTTACCTTACCTGAAAATCGTAGGCGAGCAACGCTAGAGGCCGAAGGTTATGTGATCGTATTCTCTGACGCTCACTTCATGCCTGGTGAACCCTCAGCGGGGTTTAACGCTCTCTTAAAACTCATCAAGACCCTAAAGCCAAAAGCAATCATTGCTAACGGCGACATCCTTGATGGCGGAACTATCTCCAAGTACGGCCCTATGGATTGGGAGCCAGTCACGAGCTTACGAGACGAACTCGAAGCAGTTCAGTGGCATATGGATCAGATCGTCAAGGCTTGCAAAGGTCTAGGCACTTTCTTGCATCGGACTACAGGCAACCATGACATACGGTTTGACAAAAGATTAGCCGGATCTGTTCCTGAGTTCAAAGGCATTCAAGGCACAACCCTCAAAGACCATCTTCCTGAGTGGTCTGTCAGTTGGTCGGTCATGGTCAATGACATCTGCATGATCAAGCATAGACTCCAACATTCAGGCATCCATTCAGGTTACAACAACACCCTAAAAGCAGGCATCTCTACGGTCTCAGGGCATACCCATCTCTTAGAGGTAAAAGGTTGGGGCGACTATCGAGGGCGTAGATACGGTATTTCTACGGGGATGTTAGCTGATCCTGATGGCGGTCAGTTCTCTTACATTGAGGACAATCCTGTTCCCTGGTGCTCAGGCTTTGCTGTCTTGTGTTTTAGAGATGGTCTACTCTTACCTCCGGAACTCGTCGAGGTTATCGAAGGGACTGCATACTTTAGGGGGCAAGCCGTTGGCTAACTTTGAACAAGCGTTTGACAAGATGATGGAGGACGAGGGAGGTTACGTCCTTCACGAAGTCCATGGTGACCGAGGCGGTCAAACTTACGCTGGTATTGCTCGCAAGATGCACCCCAAGTGGGAGGGCTGGCAGCATATCGACTACCAGGAAACACCTCCGACACAGTTAGTCCGAGACTTCTATAAAGAGAACTTCTGGGACAAGATCAAAGGCGATGACTTAACGCATGACGTTGTAGCCTCGTCCATCTTTAACTTTGCTGTCAATGCTGGCGTACCCGTATCTATCAAACTTGCCCAGATATGCGTCAAAACGGCCCCAGATGGCGTTATCGGCCCTAAGACCATATCAGCACTTAACCAAGCTAATCCTGAGCTATTTGTGGCTTATTACGCGCTGGCAAAGATCGCTCGTTATCGAGACATTGTGACGCGAGACAGAAGCCAGATGAAGTTCATGTTAGGTTGGATCAACAGGACGCTCAAGCTATGAACTTGCTCGGAATCTCTTCCATCGTTGATTCGGTTGGCAAGGTTATCGGAGACCTGCACACATCCGACAAAGAACGTATGGAGCTTGAGCTAGAAGCTAAGCGTATCGACCAAGCGATAGACCTCGGTCAAATGGAAGTCAATAAGGTCGAAGCCGCCAACCAGAATATGTTTGTTGCTGGCTGGAGACCTGCTATCGGTTGGGTTGGTGCGGGCGCGATGTTCTATCAGTTTCTTGCTTACCCGCTTTTAGTCTGGGCGTGGACTTGGATGCAGGCAGAACAGATCGTTCCGCAAGAGGTAAAGCCTCCTCCCATGCTAGATACCGACGCTCTATGGGTTATTTTGAGCGGGATGTTGGGGATTGCAGGCATGAGAAGTTTTGAGCGCGTTAAGGGCGTTGTTCCTCCAGCTAAGTCTTAGGTCTTTTGTGTTGCGCGGTAACTTCGTCTCGCACCATCTGGCCTATTTTCGTTCCGTGAATCCTGTCGATCTTCTCGATGATCGGAAGTCGTTTGCTTTTAGCTAACTTTAAGATCATCTTTGCCCAGTCCTGAACGACAAACGGCAACGCTTGGTTATACGCTGCCGTTATCTCTTCAACATCAGACGACTTAACTTGCTTGATAAGGTTGATCCACGATGCCACGGATCGACCACTCCCTAAAAGCCTTATGTTTTGCCATTGTGTCTGGGCACTCGGTTGACGGTGGAATCCAGCCTCGTTCCCTCCAAATTTCCTCGACGGGTCTGAACTTTTCTGTCCTCGTCTGATTCTCGATTAACTCTTTCCAGTTGCTCATAATAGGCCTTTCGGGAACGGATAGACCGCATCCTCGTGAGGAGTTCCTGGCCGTGGTGCATTGAAGAACCTCCGTTTTTCCAACTCCGTAGGCTTCCAGAAACACTCTGGAGCCTCAGACTTGATAATGTGAATGATCCTCTCTAAGACCGGAGAGTCATCCGAAATGTTTGCAGGACGCTTTGCAAACGCCTTTTTCAGCATGGTTTGGTGGTGTACGCTTAACATTAGAATGGCACATCCTCGTCATTGTTAGTCTTAGCGGGTCTAGCTTCCCCGTCTTTCTGCTGGAACTTTAGGCCCAGATACTTTCCATCGGAACCCTCGTTGACCCATCCTGAGATCCAAAACTCGACCCCGTTTATCATTGCTGAACCTCGGTAGTCTGGGTGAACATCCTTCTCTTTCTTCTTGTTCTTACTGATTGATCCTGTTAGCTCTTTTGGCATAACGACAACTCCATTTGATTAACTTCATTGAGAAAAGCGACCAGATCAGCTTCGATCTTGGTTAGCTCTTCCGGCTTTGGCTCGTAACGAACGACGAATAACTGAAGATGTTCAGGGAGTCTTGGGTCGAACGACACAAAGTCGCACCAAGTCCTACCTGTCACGAGCATTTGAGTGAGCATCTGTGGTTTGTATTTTGTGGGAACCTCCTTAGCTAGTAAGTAATCAACGTGGGTGTTTGAGTTAGGGCACTTAATCTCGATCAACCCCGACCCTGCAAAGCCATCAGGAGACGCTCCAAGCCACTTTATCGACTTGTGAGTATGAAACCCTGTCTGCTCGACGAAATGGCCTGTATGGACTTCGTAGGCTGCCCTAGCAACGGGTTCTTGTTCCGTACCCCATTGCATAGCTGCATTCGTGAATGAATCGCTTTGTAGTCCCGTCAGACGCTCTGTGACGAGTTGAATCTGGTAGTTCCTACGTGTAGCCGTTCCAGGTTTCGCAAGCGCGTCTGAGGCCCGTGAAGCGGTTAGATGCCCTAACCTTGCCTTAAACCAATCATCAGTTCTTTGTTCCATGTTGCACCTTTAGTATCCCTCGTTCGATCATTGCTTGCATTGTGTTTATGTACGCTTGGTTCCAGAAGTCTCGTCGTTCTTCACGAGACATTTCTTTTCCCTGGTCTAAGTATGAGTGGCATTTGTAGCAAAGAGATGCTACTAAAGCATCAGAGACTTTAATGCCCATGCCTTTGCCTTGGTTCCTATGAGCAGCAACTACAGTTCCATCTTCACAGAAACAAGATCCGCAAGGCAGATGCCTGCAAGCCTCAAGCAACTTTTTGTTTGAGTACATTGATCTTCCTCAAGTCAAGTTCAGCGTCCTTCATCTCGTCTGTCCAGACTAAGCCCTTCTCGATTGCGTACTGAAGGAGCTGCTCTACGAGATCAGAAAACTCAGACACGGTAAGCGAAGCAGTCGAAGGCTCGATCTCTTTTACGATACCTCCAGGAAGTTCAACAACACGAGAGGGAAGAAACCTTGTCTTAGCCCACTCGTGCCAGATGTCCTGGGTGTATTGCTGGCCCATTAACTGTTCCGAACAAGCTGTCAAGATCGACCAATAAAACCGATTCTGAGCCGCTGTTCGAGGTGGTTTGGAGATAGTTACCATGTAGCCTAGTTCAGTGGCTTCTATTGCCTCTATGACCCTCCTACGGTCATTCTCAGTTGTTAGTATTGATCTCATTTCTCAGATACCAGTTGTAGTTAGCTCTAAAGGCTCGTCTCTCGAAGTCAGTAAACTTATCGTGACGCTCTGAGAACATGGCATTGACCATGCGTCTTTTGAACTCTTTGCTGTCAACGTCAAGCCACATCAGGTAATTGTCGAGCCCAGACTCGTAAAGGTCTCCGAATAGGAACCTAAGTGCGGTAATCGTTTCGTCTGTCGGTCTAGTTTTGTAGGGTGCTTTGCAAGCATCATCGACTGCTAGTTGGATGACAGACCAGAGCAGTTTCTTGCAACGCTCTGTCTGGATCGAGTCCAGCAGTCCTTCTTCAAATGTGTTCAGGTTCATTTTCGTTTGTAGTAGTAGGCCCAGGATTTCCTGTAGAGTTTTTCTTTCGTTACCAACTTGCGAGCCTCCAGAGCACGAATCATCTTGAGCGCATTCTGTGGAGTGCAACCAAACTTGTTTGCCAGATCGTTGAGTGACATCCAGTCGTCAAGTGCAGTTAAGTAAGCCGTTTGTGTTGGCGTTAGCGGTTTAGACTTGTTTAGCATCAACCGGCCAAACTTTTCAACCGACTTCAGGAACTCATCTCGGTGTGAGATGAGAATCCCAGATTGTTTTGCAGCATCAAGAATCTGACTCATTTGACTTCCGTAAGTGCTTTCTTCTTGGCTTCGTAAACAGCGACGAGTTCTTTGATTTCTGGCTTGTCTTTCATAGCCTTATAGGCCGGAGAGAACTCAGCTTTTAGCGCGTCTAATGACTCTGCCGATTCGAGTTTTGCCTTGTAGGCCTCAAGCTCATCGACCTTTTCTTCGGAAGGCAGATCCTCTCCAGCATAGATATACAAACCGATGCCATGCAAAGCGATTGCCTTAGCTAAACACCGTTGCATAGCCGTATTGACTGCAAACGCATCAGGGTTAGAGATCGCTTTATTTCGGTTATCCATGACGGGAAGTTGAGCCATTCTTGAGACACCAAAGGCCTTGACTTCACAAAAGACCATGACCGTCTCGCCCCACATCTGATGGGGCTTGTATTCCCAAGTGGCGTTAGGATCATTCAAAAGAAGTTGCTCTACAGCCCAGGCCCAAGACAGGTACGACAGACCCATCTTGGTTTCTTTCTTGCTGTTGACGTTAATTTTGTTAAGTTCAGCGAATTTCATGTTTTCTACCTTACGAACAGGAACAGGAGTACCCCGTAAAAGATTCCCAATATGCTGCATAAGATCCAATCACTCCTCGTCGGTTTCCACTTCTCCAAGTTCGTACTCCTGTTGTTCCAGCTGTTGTTGGTGCTCACGTTCTCTCTCCCTGTCGTATTCCCAAAGTTGACGATCTAGCCACCAGTCATAGTTCATTGTTTTCATCCCTAACGTAGATCACACAGAACTCCCTGTGGTTATCGTGGTCGAACACTACTGCCATGTTTTTAGGCAGGTTGTAGTTGTCGTAAAAATGTACCTTGATAATTTCGCCTAGTTGCTGTTTTGTAAGTACGATCTTCATGTTTTCTCCTTGTTGCGATGGAGTAATCTTAGGCTCGATAAACCTTTAAGACTGTCGTCACGATGACAATCTCTGCCACTGACACCAAGAAAACACGCCGTTCGTCGGTTAGTCCTACTCAGAGGTCTCTAGCCTTACTAAGAGAACGAGGTTATTTATGCCAAATCGTCGAGCACTGGAACCCTTGGGCTCGCATCCGACAAGACCTTTTCAGTATCGGAGACATACTTTGTCTCAGAGACGAAGAGACGCTGCTGGTGCAGACAACGAGCAGGGCCAATATCAACGCCAGGGTGAAGAAGATTGCAGAGTGTGAGCATCTTCCGGCTATCTTGAGAGCAGGCTGGAAGATAGAGGTTCATGGCTGGGCAAAGCTAAAAGATGGATGGACTTGTAAGGTCGTCGAGATGTGATATAGTTGCTCTGTTGTCGTTGCTGTCAACAATATTAAGGCCACTTACTCATGCGTCTGCTCCTGTAAAAACAGGGGACAGCAACCAGGCGCAGCAGTAAGTGGCTTTTTTATTTCCGCTCGATAACCGGACTCCACCCGTTAGTAGTGAGCCTGCATGGGCTGCTTGGAGTAGAACACCGGAATCTGGACACCCTAGAGCACTTCCGATCCAGACTGTCAGTGAGGTACTGGACGTAGACTATTTCTGAATGGGTGGTAGACACAGAGATAGTCGGAGAGAATCGCTGGCTTCGGCTACGCTAGGCAAGGAACATCCAGAAGTGACCCTTGCGGGGCGAGGTGAGTGCTACCACCCTTGGGGAAGTTATGTCCAGAAATAAAGAAAGTAGAAGATTGTCAACAGAACGACATTCAACAAACAAAAAAAGGTCTACAGTAAAAACTCCAACACAGGAGGTTTTATGTTTGAAGAGTTCTGGAGTAAGTACCCAAGAAAGGTCGCTAAACGCGCTGCACAGAAGGCATGGAACAAACTATCGCCTAGTGAGCAAAAGTCCGCTGTAGAGGCTCTGGTGACGCACAACAAGTATTACCAAGTGAAGGGAACAGGTCAGGAGTTTATTCCGCATCCTGCTACCTGGCTGAACCAGGGAAGATGGGAAGATGAGCTAGAGATTGCGCCTACACAAGAGAAGGTTGTGGTGTGGTGGGCTACAGAAAAGGGTACTGCCGAGATGGCAGCAAAGGTAAATTGTCCTGCTAGACCAGGAGAGGATTGGAACTCTTGGAAGGCAAGGATCTCAGAGAAGCTGAGGGCAGCATGAAGGTCAATTACGAGCAATGCCTTCCTACTCGAATGAGTAGATTAGCGATGAAGCTGCGGTACATAGGCTATACAGTGGATTTCTTGAAGTTTTACTCGCTTAAAGAAAATACTTTTTTGCTTACCGAGAAGTACCGAAAGCCAATAATGAGGTTTGGGTACGGGAAAAGAAGAATACGTCCGATTGCCAAGCAAAACCGAAATAAACGAACGTATATGCTCAGCCAAGGTTTTGGGCCTTCCATCAATCCACCTGAACATTATTGGAAAAACCCTGAAGCGTATTGGAGTAGGCGTCTATGAACGAGAAAGAAAGAGCATACAAACTGCTTTATAAGCTGGCACAGGAAAACGACTATGTGATTGTCCACAGCCAAGAGCTACGGATTCTCTTGCAAGACCTGAAGTTGGCAACCAAGACCTTACAAGAAACAGAAATAGACATGACAGGAGATATGGCATGAGACAAAAGGTTAGCAGGGGTGAGTTTTGTCTGAAGTATCTACAGTCAAGATCGACACCAGTGACGACTGTTGAGCTCGCAGAGAAGTTAAAAGTTAGCCCACGGTCTATCCAGAACTCGTTAGAACCTCTTATTCTTGATGGCAAGGTCATTAGGGGCATGGTCTGGAAGCAATCTTCTCCGGCCAAGAAAGCAGGGCTCTCTTATTCTTATCTTGCGGCAGACTCAAAGGTGAAGAAGAAGATTCTGCAAAACGGGTCGGTCGAGGAGGTGTTCGAGATCAACTTCAACAACCCTTTCAATCTGAGGGCATCATGAAGAAAAGACAGATGACTGACAGGTTGCAATGCAACCCACATCCAGATGCACCGCATGGCTTCATGCGTGACGCATCACACAACGCTGACAGGTATGTGTGTGAGTGTGAGAACTGGGAACCAAAGCCTGTGGCTCACGTTTACCGGATTGAACCAAATGGTAGACCTTGTGTCGCCTGGGATGATGCAAGTGGGATTGAGGTTGGCGCAAAACTTTACGCTGCGCCGCGTGAATGGGTTGGGCTGACGGATGAAGAGGTTAGTTATTGTCGGTATGCAGCAACTTTCTGTGATGAGCTAGACACGGCGTATATGGCGGAGCTTATTGAGCAAGCCTTGAAGGAGAAGAACACATGAACCCACAACCCAAAGCCTTAGTGCTGGCTGATGCGCTAGAAGAACTTGACGTGCAATTCAGCCACACAGGTCTATGCGGAGAAGCCGCCGACGAACTGCGCCGATTGCATGTATGGGAAAAGGCTTACGAAGCCGTATGCGATGAGCGAGATGCGATCATAAGGGATTCAGATAAAGCCCATGCGCTTCTGCGAT